TTTTAAATGGCGGCGGCGCTGCTGCTAAACTACGTAAAAACTTTATGATGAAATCTGGTGATATACGTATTCCTGTTACTGTTCGTGGTAGTAATACTCCAGATATACGTGCTATACGTTTTCCTTGGAAAGCTATAAAAAATAATGATAAGGCAATAATAAAAATTACAGAAGCAGATGATGGTGATGTGTTTTTTCAAATTTATTTTACAGAACGTTATGTAAGAGATACTATAAATAACGCAAATAAAGCTGCAACTAAAGCTTTAAAGACTTATTCTCAGGAACTTGCTAGAGAGTTAGCAATTACACATGCTGCTTTAAGTCCCGAGGCTATAAAATACTTAGAAGTTGCTGGAATTAAAGTTGATTTTACTGTAGATAAAGGTTCAGCTTTAATAGGCGCAGGTAGAATAAAGAAAACAAAAAAAGAATCTAAATCTACTCAACAAGGTTTTATATCGGGCATACAAATAACTGCATTGGTAAGAAAAAGATTAGAGGATACTATGTCTCATTTTGGAGAAGCTAATCCCCCACTATTAAAATATAGAACAGGTAGATTTGTAGATAGTGTAAATGTTTTTCCTAATTATAGAACAGGTTTGATGAGCTACACACTAAATCCTTTATATAGATCTTTAGAAGACTATGGATATAAACCAGATAATCAAGTTATGACAAGTATTAGACAAGTAGTTCAATCACTGTACTCTAGACAGTTTCAAATAGTGAGGGCTACCTAATGGCGTCTAGAAGAAGAGAGATAGTAGCACTTTTAGTAGATAAGCTAAAAGAAATTGATGGACAAGCTGTAGCAGGTACAAATTATACTTATAATTTAAATATATTTAACAATGCTAAAAGAGGTATTAGATTTCTTGATGAAGTAAACGATTTTCCATCACTGTATCTATCAGCTGGAACCGAAAATAGAGATTTTAATTCAAAAAATTTGACGGTAGCCACATTAGACGTTACTATAAGAGCATACATATATGGACAAGATAATTCCCAAAGCCTCGCAGATGATATAGTTCAAGATATTGAATTTGTTATTTATCACCGACTAGGGGAAAATCCCGATAAAGGTATACTTGATATAACAATAGACAGTATAACCACAGATGAAGGATTAGCTGCTCCTTACGGAATAGCAGAGGTTAATCTAAACACAGCCTATAGGCTAGAAAATTAAGGAGAAATAACATGGCATCTCTCAATTTACAGAGAAATTCTGAAGTGTTCTTTTCAACAGTTGACATACTTGGTACCACTAGTGGTTCTGCCTCAGTTGCTGTTGCGATGACTCCAGCTAACACCTGGAAACTTGAGGTATTGGCTGGTTTTGCTGCTACTTCTACATCAGCTACTCAAGACATCACTTCCCTCGAATCAGGTCTTAGCCCTGATCGTTCACAACAAAGATTTAATACTGCAATCAACCCTGTTGATTGGAATATTCAAGTATATATGCGTCCAACAGGCGTAGAAACTACTGGTGCTGCTAACGGCACTACTGCAAAAACTAATGAATCAGGTAATACAAAACCTCTTGCAGATTGGTATATGTGGCAAGCTCTTACTTCAAGTACTCTTGCTGCTGCAAAATCGCAAGTAGCAGCTACTCGTGTAGCAGAGCAATCTATTTGGCAAACTGGTGGTACTCTAAAAACTAATACTATCGCAGCTGGAACTCGTATTCACGCTTCAACATCTAATTGGGCTGTTGCCCCAGAATACTTTATGTACTTTAAACTTGATAATGTTATTTATCAGGTAGATAAAGCTACTGTTAATTCAGCATCTGTTGATGCAGGTATCGAAGATATTGCTACTGTTACTTGGAGCGGATTCGGTACTGTTATGAAAGAACTTACAGGTGCTCCTAGAGATATTGCTGTTGCAACCTTTGGTGGTATTAAAAATGCTGGTGGTACAGCTGTTGTGGGTAACTCTAATGCTCATGCACTTAGCGCAGCATCTTCTTATCACCCATTTAATACTATGAATGTTGCTGGTACAGTAACTACTAACTCATTTATTAAGAATCGTTTGAGTGCTATTGAGTTCCACCATAAAGCAACTGCATCAGCTTCTGATGAAAAGTTTACTTTCCCAGTAACTTCTATGAACTTCGAGTATAATAACAATATTACATATCTCACTCCAGAGCAAATCTCTGCACTTAATGAGCCAATTGGTCAGTTCTCAGGAACTAGATCTGTAAGTGGTTCTACTACTATGTATCTACGTAGTGGAGATTTAGAGTCTGCAGGATTCTTACGTAATATTAGTGAAGATAGTCGCACTAACTCTGCTCAAACATCTAATGCTAATGTTATTATTGGCGGAACTACTGCTCCATATGTTGCTTTCCAAATGAATGCAGCACAGTTTAGTTTCCCAGCGATTCAAACTGAAGATGTTATCTCTATGAGTGTCGATTTCTTAGCGCAGGAAACTGATGCTAATAAAGGCGATGGCGGAGAAGTTGAAATTGTAGCTATCAAAAGCTAACTAAAAAATTAATGTGTTTCTGAGGGGGAACACCACATTATTAACCAGAAGAACACCCATTACTTGCGAGTCTAGGTTCCCCCTCACCAAAGACAAGCAGATACGTAGTGGGTGTTCGTTTATTATCCTAGAGGGGAAAAAATTATGAGTAAAATTAAAGGTTTAATCGCCAAAGAAACCGCAACCTGGGTTGAGTTTCCAGATATTGAAGGTTTTGAAATTCATCTTCGTTATCTTACACGCGAAGATCTTATGAAAGTACGTAACAAAGCACTTACCTATAAGTTTAACAAACGTACTCGTCAACGTGAAGAAGAAGTTGACAATGAAAAATTTCTTGAAGCATATGCAGAAAAAGCTGTTGCAGGATGGAAAGGACTCAAGGTAAAACATTTACCGGTTCTTTTACCTGTTGACATTTCAGCAATGGACGCCAGTGAAGAAGTAGAGTATTCTATGGAAGATGCAATTGAACTTTTGAAAAATTCAACAATTTTTGATCAATTTGTAACAGATACTATGAATGACTTTGAGCAGTTTTCCGTTAAAAAAGGCGAAACTGACACAAAAAACTAACTGACTACCTCCAAAGTTCTTTTGGGGGTGGAGGTATGACAGCAGATCAATATCTATTGATGTGCGAACAGATGGGTTGGGAGCCAAAAGAGGAAGATTTACCTCAAGACGGTTCTAATCTATCTCTAGAGTGTCAACAAGCTCTAACTGTTCTTAATGCTCTTCCTGACATATGGGAAGGCATGAACGGTACTTGGCTAGGAAAAGACTATAGTGGTCTCGGTACTACCATGGATATCTACGAAATTGATGACAGACGTGCAGTATTTAATCTATTAAAAGAAGCAGAATCTTTATTAGGAAAATATTATGCCCAGCAAGCAAAGTCACGTAAGTAAAAGTATAAGGGGATAACTGTTGGCTACTATTAGAAATACCATAAGAACTGATTTTGTTGAAAGTGGAGCAGACCGTGTAACTGATGCTACCGATACTCTTGGTAGAAGTCAAACTAGACTTGGACAAGCTTCTGCGTCTGCTGGACGTTCTTTTGCCGCTCAATCTCAAGGATTGGGCGGTTTAGTTGGTGCATATGCCGGTGCTGCAGCCACTGTATTTGCTTTACAAGCAGCTTTTGACGCATTATCTAAAGCAGCTCAAGCAGAAAATATTGTTAGAGGTACTTCTGCACTTGCTTCTGAAATAGGTCAATCTGGTCCTAAGATTCTTCAATCTATAAAAGATATTACACAAGGACAACTTACTCTTGAAGAAGCTTCTAATTCAGCTAACTTAGCACTATCTTCAGGTTTTAATACAAAACAAATTGAAGACTTATCTAAAGTAGCTCTTGGTGCTTCTCGTGCATTAGGTAGAAATTTAACAGATGCTATGACTCGTGTTGTTCGCGGTGCTGCTAAGATGGAACCTGAACTGCTGGACGAATTGGGTATTTTTACAAGAATAGAACCAGCTGTTGATGCTTATGCACGTAAAATGAACATTGCTGCTAGTACCATGACAGATTTTGAAAGACGACAAGCCTTTCTTAATGCTGTTATTGACGAAGGTACTAGAAAATTTGCAAATATTGATGTTAATGGTCAATCCGCACAAAAATCTTTAGAACAATTATCAGTAAAAGTAGTAGAATTAGGAACTCAGTTTGGGCAACTAATTAATGAGTTCTTGCTGCCTGTTGTAAACTTTTTCAAAAATGATTTTGGTAATACCATGCTCTTATTCTTAGGGGTATTAACTCTTGTATTTAGTAAAGCGGGTGCTATTGTTGGGGGGTTTGCTACAAATGGTATAGCGAGTCTAGCAGCATTTACTACTAGAATGTCAGATGCTGCTGCTAATATGGGCACTTTAGATTTATCTGGTGTAGAGACCAGTGCACAAACAGCTAGAGATCACGCTTATAATACAAATGATGGCCAACAAAGACAAGGCTCTTTTAATCCTCGTATAGCAGGAGAAACTGCAGAAAATACAGCTGAACTAAGTAGGGCTGTAGCTGCACAAAGTGATGGTACGTTAAATAATACCAGAGCTCTTAGAGCAAATAATGCAGTTTTAGAAAGAAATAGAGATCTTTTAGCAGAGGGTGCTCCTCGTAGGAGATACTTAAATAGACTGATAGAGATTAACACTGAGGCAATAAATAGTTCTAATAGAGCTTCTAGAGGTTTA